TATTGGCCAGGCGCCGGCAGTATTCCCGGTTGGCGCCCGCCGCCCTGATCTCCCCCTTGTGGTAAAACGGAAATTCGGCGGCCCGGCAGTCCTGGGAAAAGAAATGATCGTCATTGACGAACAGAAAGGGTTGACTGATATCAGTCCGGCGGCAGGTATGGACCATCTTGCGGATGATGTTGGCGTCTTTATTGTGCTCATAAGGGTCGGTCTCGGGGATATGAATCGCCCCCAGAGTTAACCATGAGGGCTTGGCCCCGATCACCCACACCTGATCCGCCACGGAAACATGCTTAACCAAGCTCCGCAGAGAATAGCGCAACTCCCGGTGCCCGTAAAAGCTCTGCTCCGTGGTAAAATAGACGACGTCAATCAAGACTATCTCCCAAGCCAGTGCCCTTCCTGCTGGCCGGTGAAGGGGTTGAGTTCCGGGGCGGACGCCGCCTTCGGCTTCTCCGGCATCGCCAGTACATCCAGGCCGCCCCAACATTCCGGATCGGCCATAGCCGCGGCGTAGATCGTACCGTCCAGATAATGGTTCGGCTGGTTTCCCTGTTGACGCCAGAACCAGTGCTTTTTTTTCTGATCCCATTCCCGGGCTTCCGCCGTCAACTGCCGGGCAAAATCCTCCCCGGTGTCTCCGTGAAAAAAGACCCGGCCAGCCTCCACCCGGGACCAGAAGCTGTCTTTTAAGGCGTGGGTATCCAGTATCCATAGCTTGAGCCCGCCGGGAATTGGTTTGCCGCCGGGCATCTTATCTTTGAGGGTGAAGCTCATCCGGCGGGTCGCCAGTCGCCCCGACGCCCCTTTGATCCCGAAGACCCTGCCCTGACCCCGGGACCGCAGCCATTCATAGGCCTGTTCGGTCAGGGTGGCATCTCCGGTGTAGCCCTCACCGCCGCCGGTATCCAATGCGGCCCGCCAGATGCGGTGAACCAGGCTGCCGTCCTGGCTGTAGTACACATCTTCAAACAGCCAGCCTTCCAGTTCCTGAAAATCGGCCAGCCAGCCGTAGCGGATCAAATGCTGGTTATAGATACGCGGGGCCAGCCGTTCCCAAGCCCAGACGGTCACCGCCAGGCCGCGTTTGTGATTATCCGCCCCTAAGGTTAAGGCAACGGTGTTATCTGGCACCTCCAGGGCCGGGCGCCTGGTCTTGAGAGAGTGCTCGCCTTCAATCAGCGACCCGGTCTCCCGAGTCTTGATCACTTCCTTGAAGGGCCGGCCCAGCCACTCGTTATAAAAGGTTCGCAACTGGTTCCGGTCATCCTTGACCTCAAAGTATTTGGCGGTCATTTCCTGCCAGGTGGCAAACGGACTGTAGAGGGCATTCCACCAGTAGCCCTGGTGCGTGTTAGCGGCGGGAGTGGCAGGCCGGGCGGCGCCCCGCTCCCGGGCCCGGGACTCTCCGGCCTCGCTCTCTTCTTCCAGACCCCAAACGCCGGCGGCGATCATCTCCGGCTTATCGTGCTCTTCGATTTCTTCCAGGCAAAAGCGGCATTCATAAACCGCGGCCCGGGCCGCCTTGATATAATCCGGGTCCCGATGATCCGGGGGCCATTGCATGAGGGGTTCGCCCCGGTGTTTCAGCCGCCAGAAATCCAATACCTGATAACCCCCGCACCAGGGGCAAGGGACGTAAAACTGGCGCTGGTCCGAGCGGGCGTAATCCTGGCTGATAAAACCTTCTTCCAAGATCGGTTTCGATTCGGTGATGATCTTGCGGTCCCAGTAGGTGCGGCCCCGCATCTCCGCCATCTGCGTGGGCGAGCCCTGGTCCCCGACGTTGACTGGATAGGTGTCGGTTTCCGATTCAAAGATGTACTTGGCTTCGAACTCCCCCAGGTCCGCCGCACTGCCGGCGGTGGCGAAAATGATCTCCATGTGTCTCAAAACAATGGATTTCTTCTGGAGGTCATCACTGTTTCCCGTCAGGTACTGGCGCAGATCCGGACTGGCCTTGATCATCTTGGTGATGCGCTTGCAGATCCGCTTGACCTTATTTTCAGTGGGCATGACCACCAGGACCGGGCCCGGGTCCTTGGAGATAATATAGCCCAGCATGTTGAACCAGGTCTCGGTCTTGACGCTCCGGGCCCCGGCTATCAGCGTGATGCGCTCCACCTCCGGGTCAATCAGGGCGTTCATGGGCTCAACCACATACGGCGCCTTACGAGGGTCCCAGGGCCCCGGGAAACTGGCGTCCTTGGGAAATATCCGGTGCTCCACCGCCCATTGGCTCACCGTCGCCCCCGCCGGCAAGGTCAGGGCGGCCTCTTCGGAGGGAAACCAGGTGACCATTCCCCCTTTGGGGTCAAGTAGCTGCTCTGTAGTCAACGCTTCCTGGAGCATTCATTCCCCACTTTGTTAAACTTCTATCGGGCCAGGATGATAATTCATCCCACTTTGGCCGGATTGTTGAGCTCCGAATTTACCCTGCAGGTTACATCTTCATCCCACTTCAGCACCTGGCCGCTGCCCAGGGTCAGAGGCCTCAGCACGTTGGCCAGCAGCTCCCGGCCGGCCTGGGCAATTACCGCCTCCATCTCCCGCATGGATTTGCATTGGCTTAACCGCGGCGGCAAACTCCGCTGCAAGGCCACGATCCCTTGGCGATACGCCATGGCCCGGGGCGCCAGAAGCGCCTCCACCCCGGCTAACTCGATCAGTTCACCCCGGCGGATGGCGTTCTCCATTTCCACCCGGTCCGCCCGGGCACTGGTTAACCGTTCTTGCTCCAGGGCCTGGCCGCTCGACGCTTTTTTTACGTTGCTCTCCTTTCCCCCTTTGTGCCACAGGGCAATCTGCACCAGATCATAGCGGCCACCGGGAAGTACCGGCATCCCGGCCTTCTCCCAACGATAAACGGACCGTTCGCTGACCTTAAAATGTCTGGCCACATCCGCCCGGTCTTCAACCACCGTAACCTCTGCAAAATCCAACCTTGACACCGCCCCGCCCTATATTGTCAAAAATGACAACCCCGAAAAAATTTCACTACATACAAAGAGCCCGTGCCTTTGGATCCTTGTTACTCTTAGGCCGGGGAAGGACCCATTGACACCAGGAGTAAGCCGCCCAGTGGCGGAATAACCTCTTTCCGCCACTATCCGCCTCGCTATCCGCCATTCTTAACTACCTATTTTCTTTATTTTTTTTAATATAGAGGCGGAAAAGGCGCATATAATAACAAAGTGTACTCATACACATACGCATGTGTAAGTTATCCTTTTCATCCGCCCGTTCCGCCACTGTTCCGCTATCTAATGTAAAATCAAATACTTAATAGTGGCGTAAGCCGTGGCGGAATAGTGGCAGAGTGGCGGATGGTTATTCAATTGTTCTCAACCCCAGGCCCCGCCAAAGCCGCACGCCCGCCGTGCCTTTCAGTTCGCGGCCATCATCGCCGCGATTCTTAAACCCTTGCTCTCCCAAGGTCAGACCGAAGGCACGCTTGGTTAAGCGCTCCTTCTTTTGCAGGTTACCCTCAGCCCAATCGCAATACGCCCCGTAGAGATCGGCGGCCGAGGTTATTAAATCAGCCGCCAAAATACATCGGGCATTCAGGAAATCCTTCAAGGGGTTCATCTGGTCCCGGTAATACTGCACCGCCTGCTTAACTGAATCAGGTTCGCACAGCGTGCCGCCTTTCTGCCAAGCCAGGCAGCCCCGCACCAACCAGGATAGGATGCCTGGACTTTCGGCCCGCAGCTTCGCCCCCAACTCCCGGTCCGGGTCCTTCCGGAAGTCCATGGGGAACTCCACCAGCTTCAGGCGCCGCCAGGTGGCGTTGGTCTGATCTTTAATAATCGGCTTATTATTGGTCTCGATGAACAGCTTGAATCTGGGGACAAAATCGAACTCCTTGCCATATAAAAACCTGGCGGTAACACTATCCTGCCCGGTCAGCGCCTTAACCAGGGACTCCGAAAGGCGGCGCCCCTTATCGATCTCCGCCGCGGTAATCATCCGCGGCCCCGCCAACCGGGCCACGTCCGAGCGGATCTGCTGCCCCGGACTGTCCTTGGCCAGAAGCGTTTCGGTGCTGACATTGAGCCAATACGTCCCGAAAATGTAGCTCATACAATGCATCAGCGTGCCCTTGCCGTTGGCCCCGGCGCCCCAAAACATCCAAAAACATTCCTCCCGGCAATCACCCGTGAGGGCATAGCCGAAGGAAAGCTTCAAAAAATAGCTCAGATCGTCAGCTTGCTTCGCCGATTCCTGATCATGGGCGTACCCCATAATCTCGAAGAGAAACCTCTCAAAGGTATCGCAGGTCGCCTCTGGATCATAGGCCACCGGCGACAGGCAGGTGAGCAGATCTTCCCGGCGGTGCTCCTGCAGGGCCCCGGTCCGCAAATCAATGGTGCCGTTGGCCGCGTTGAACAGCCAGGGATCGGCGTCAAACTCTTCCGGCAGTACCGGGATGCCCGGCTCGCTCTGGGCCAGATTAAGCATTCCGGTTATCCGGCCGGCGCTTTCCGACTTCAGAGCGAAATTGACCAGCTTTTTACGCGTCTCGGATCCCCACTCATGCCCCTGGGCCTCATCATAAAGGCTTTCCACCGCCGCTTTGGCCCGGCGCACCACTTCGCCGCAGTTGTCCACTGCCCAATGTTTCCCGGTCCAGCAATACCACTCTTTGTTGAGGTGGCTAAACCGCAGGTCCTGGCCGTACAAGGCCACCATCCGGCGGGCATTGCCCAAATCTGACCGGGAGAAGCCCTCGGTGACCGGCGCCGCGGGAGGTGTACCTGGTGGCGCTGTGGGCACCCCTGGAGGGGCTTTACCGCCGTCTACCACCCGAAGCTTGCCCCCGCGCTTACCCGCCGCCGGCGTCCCGCCCACCACGAACTGCCCCAGCTTGTCGCTATGACTGATCAACTGCCGGGCCTCAGCCCAGGTTTGGCCCTTACAGGAATTGTGAAAACACTGGTAGAAAATCTTGCCCTCAGCCGTCTGCCCGATCGCGGCTTCCTTGCGGCTATGGGCCGGATCAAACACGCACTGCGCCAGGACGTGCAGGGTGCTGCTGCCGTGAGGCTTGACGCTCACAACCTCAACCCCGTAGTGGTCCAGGTACGCCGCCAGGTCAAATCGTCCTTCCTGTTTTTCTTCTTTTGAGTGGCGTTTACTTCCGCCACTTCCGCCACTCGCCTGCGGCGTAAACAACGCCGCCAGGTCCTGGAGTAGCTTTAAGGACACGGCGACGCGCTCCGCCGGCAATGCCACGATCTTGGCGTACCGGTGCGGCCGCTCCGGCAGGTTGTCCCCCTTGCCGGTCCGGGTGCCGTAGAGCTTGGAGATCCGGGCGGCGTTAAACACCGTCCGGTCCAACTCCAGGCCGCAGGCCGCCAGCTTCTCGGCGAAGCGCTGCGCCAGGCCCCCCAGGACGGCCTTCACCAGTTCCATGGCCTCCGGGGTGTTGTCCAATTCAATGGCATAGATCAGGTGGGCCCCGTTGCCGGAGTCGCCCACCAGGGGCGCCGGCCAGCCATCCGCTGCTAATTCCGCCGCCACCTGCTGGGCGAACAAGATCGCCACCTCATGTTCATTGTCCGTAGAGCTGATCCCGGTGGGCCGCACCGGGTCAAAATCCACCAGCAGGTTGCGCCGGGCCGCAATGTCCTTGTCCGCGGTAGTGGGCTTGGCCCCGGCCTGCAGCCGCTCGTGCACCCGGGCCAGCAGGGCCTCCTGGCAGGGATTCAGGGTGATGTAAATCCCCTCGGCCTTGATCTCCCGAACCGCGGCCACAGCCCGGGCCTGGTCCCGGAACCACCCGGCCACAATCGCCTTGCCCCCCGCCCCGCCATAGACCCGGCCCTGCCAATGGGGCGAAGCCGCCGCCGCCGGGTTGATCAGGCGCAGTTCAAAGACCTCATCGCCTCCGGGGTGGAGCCATCGCAACGTGGCTCCCAGGTGCGCGGCTGGATCGGCAGGCAAATCTGACACAGTTTCTTCCCCCAAAACCCAGGCGGGAGCTATCCCGCCGGCCGCAAACCTGCCGCCTTATCCGCTTCCAACCCCAAAATCACTTCAATGTAGTCCGCCAGGTCCTGAAGCGTGCCATTATTTTGGATGACGTAATCCCACCCTTC